CTCGGAGAAATCCGCCTATGGGGAATGGTTTCATGTTGACAAACCGGTACACGATTATCATATAGGACGCGCTATGCGTCATTTGTCCACGGCTATGCTTCAGTTGCAGAAGTCAACTCCATGCCCGGACAACAACGGCGAAACGGCTGCGGATCACCTCGAAAGGGCGTTGGTGCGTGCGTTGTTCGCCTGGGCGCAAGTTAAAAAGGAACTACCAAGACTATGAAAAAAATACAGGACATAACCGTGACATTCATCTGGGGAGGCAAGGAGGCCACGGCCTTTGCCGATGTGATCTACAAGACGCATCGGATCGACATCGGACCGCAAGGCCATCGGGAGCATTACATGGCCGACGTTCCATACGATATGGATCTTGTGAACCTTGAGGTTTTGATCGACGGAAACAAGATCAAGGACGACGACAACTTGCGTGAGTTTGCCTCCCAGCTTTTGCTGGAGGAGGCCGACTACCAGCTTTGCGAGATGGCATGAAGTCCTGCGTAGTCACACAAGCCCTGGGCGAGGAATGGGCTGAAGTATTAAAGATTACCAAGCCCCGCATGGAGGAATACTGCAAGCGAACCCAGCAGGATTTTATCGCCCTTGAGACACCCCTGGCTCATCCGGTGCAATACACCAAGCTAGTTCTGGGCAACATCATGGCTACCAGGGGATATGACCAAGCGACCTTTCTTGACGCGGATGTGCTGGTTGCGATGGATTGCGAGGACATATCCAAGGTGGACGAGGAGTTTGACTTCCTTGCCTTCAATGAGGGCGAGTATCTTGACAGAAAGAAGGGCTTGGCTGAACTGGCAAAGGCTTACGGGGCACAGACTGAGCCAAGATTCTATTTCAATACCGGCGTGTTTGTGATCCGTAAAAATGCAATCGGGGCATTGTCACAACCGCCCTTGGGGTTGTTTCCAAACCACTTTGCGGAGCAAACATGGCTCAATGTACAGCTTCACCTATGGAACACCAAGACGCTTGACCTTGATCCGGCTTACAACTGCATGACCAGCGTGGAGCAACACTTCGGGCTGGATCGGCACAAGGATGCCTTCATAATCCACTATGCCGGTCAGTCGGGCGACATGGCAAAGTTGAGGCAACAGATCAAGGACGACATCAAGAAGCTGGAGGATGCCGGAAGATGACACCTGTCAAAGTCATACCCCACGGCGACAAGTGGAGGGTTGTCACGGCCTCGATGGAGAATCCGGTTGGTCCGCGCCTATGGGGAGCCGAGCCGCCAAACGGACTTCCACCGGCTGATGATATTTTCGACGACAAGCAGAACGCACTGGATGCGGCGAGGCTATGGAACGCTTATTCGGCCTGGGCCGAGGATCGTTCTGGAAAGAGGAAGAAATGGTCAAAGCTGAAGCGAACAAACTGACCCCGGAGGAGCGTATTCAGATGCTTGCCGGGGAGATTGCCATCCGAGCAATCTACGACATCCGGCTCCTTCAGCGCAGGAAGGTTATCATCGGAGACAAACTTGCCCCCAAGAAGAATCGACCCGGCCTCAAGGACTGCTGTTGTTACCGCGAGGAGGACAACATAAAGAATCTTATTGACGACTTTAGGAACGGAACCGTACTCTTTTGGTGCAGGATGGGTGGGGTTGAAATAGACCAATCAACCCTTAACCGCATGCTGAAAAGGAGCGAAGATGATGGACTACCTGAAGTTTTTTAGCGAGGTGTTTTTCCACGCCGTGCTGTTTGCCTTCCTAATCGGTGGCGGAATATCCCTGCTTATATTTGCCGGAAGTTTTATGTCCTGGCTTATAGCCAAATCCAGGGAGGAAAGGTCGCAATGGACGAATTGGGACAAATAAAATACCTAGGAGATCGCAAGGTCACGATGGTCGAAATGAAATTCGACATGGACGACAAGATGGCCGACAGGCTGGCTCACATCGGATTCAATAGGATCATGTACGAGCGGGATGAGCTTGCCAGCTATGCCATCAGGAAGCTATTGACTGAGTACATCGAAAGGAAGAACAAATGCAAACCGAAAAAGCCTTCAAGCAAAAGATCCTCACGGCGGTAACGATACCGCAAGTTCTTACCCGCTCGCAGTGCGAGATGATTATCTGCGATGCGGAGGTTATCGGGATGAAGCGTGCGCCGGTGTTGTCGAAGGACGGCACGCACGTTGTAAACCGCACCCGAACATGCTCGTCGTGCTGGATTCCAAAAGCACCCCACTTCCAGTGGCTTTACAGCTACCTGGCCGCCGTGGTTGACCAAGCCAACACGGAACATTACCGATTTGACATAATGGACATGCAACAGCTTCAGGTATTGAGGTATCGCCCCTTGCAAAAGTTCAAGTGGCATTTCGACACCTACGACGGCAGCGACCGCAAGCTGACTTGCGTCATTAACCTATCCCGGCCGGAGGAGTATGTCGGCGGCGGGTTGTGCGTGGATGGGGATTGGGAGGGCGTGGAGAAGTCAACCCATCAGGGGTCTGCCAACCTGTTCCCAACCTGGATGAAGCACAGAGCCAAAGCACCACTGTTAGGGACGCGCTGGGCGTTGGTGGCGTGGATCACGGGGCCACAATGGAAGTAGGCCCAACCGAGATGCTGATGTTCGCCATCGGCGTTGCTCTTTTGGCAATGTGGATGGACCGCAAATGACCTTCGCCGGAAATCTGCCACGCCACCAGTATGTAATGGTGGATCGCAAGTTCTGCTCGCAAGGTGCGGAGGAGGGGTGGGACGAAGCCGTATGGTTCGGGCTTTACTCCGTGCCTCACAGGGCTTGGGGATGCACGGTGATGCTCAAATGCGGAGCCTTGTATCGGGGTCTGCCGATCAATGCGTTGGCGTTTACCAACGGCGTTGGTGCGGATTGGGATCTTGCCGACGCGCAACGCTGGGATTGTTTCGGCTGGAACTTCACCACCATCGAGTACGACTACCTTCGGGAACTGGATTGCCAGGTGTGGATCGCTTCTCGCCAGACCTGGATGAAGGGGGCGTATATGTTCACCGCCGAGCCGTATGGGGATGGGTACAGCTTGGAGCCGAGCCAGACCAAGTCGCACCACTTCATTGAGCTTGCCAATGGACGGATTGCCTGCGTTCCGGGGAACAATGTTTTGTTCACGGAGGCTTCCTTTACCGGCAAGAAAACGCTTGCCAAACCGACATGGCTTAAGGTACAAACAAAGGTCTTCCATGCCGAAGAACAGGCGTTTGACGGCGTGGTAGGAGAGGAGACAGCATGACAAAAGAAAGAATAGATTGGCTGACCGATATTCTGGCGCGAGTGCGCCGGAGTCTTGCCAGCCATCGGGACAACATCAACCATGCCGAAGCCCACAAAGTCCGCGAGATTATTGCGGGGGTTGACGCTGCGGCATTACTTACAAAGGAAATAAAAGATGAACACACAAGAAGCACTGATAGCACAGGTACTTAACAGCAGGGTAACGGCGACCGAGGAGAACGTGAAACTTCTGGAGGCCAGGCTTGTGGCCGCCGTCCAGACCATCCAGGCGTTGCGACACGAAATAACCCTTGGCCGGATCGAAAGGACAAGGAACAACAAGGACTCCGCAGAGAAGATCGTCGCCGGAATCAGGGACGAGAAGGAGATAGTGGTTCCGCCGGAACTGATGGTCAGGAAGTCCAGGCGGGTCAATCGGGAGCCGGGCTTTGTCACAAAGCGGTGGGCTTTGTGGAAAGTCCAGTACGAGGCCGGATACACGGTTCACCAGATCGCAAGGGCGTGGAAGTGTTGCCGGACAAGCGTGGAACACGCAAGGGACATGGGCTTCATCCCCGGATATGATTCGAGGAAAAGCAAATGAAGTACCTATCCGTATGTTCGGGCATCGAGGCGGCCAGCGTTGCCTGGGAGCCTCTTGGATGGGAGCCGGTCGCATTTTCAGAAATCGAACCCTTCCCAGCCGCCGTGCTGAAGCACCGGTGGCCGAAGGTTCAAAACCTAGGAGACATGACAAAGTATGAACAATGGAATATACCAAGCGGATCAGTTGACCTTCTGGTCGGAGGCACGCCCTGTCAATCTTTCAGCGTCGCAGGACTTAGGAAAGGACTGCACGACCCAAGAGGGGGACTCATGCTTACCTTTCTTGAAATCGCTAAAAGTCTCCGGCCTCGATGGGTTGTCTGGGAAAATGTCCCCGGTGTCCTGTCAAGCCACGGAGGAAGGGATTTTGGTTCCTTCCTCGGAGCGTTGGGGGAGTTGGGGTATGGGTGGGCATACAGGGTGCTGGACGCTCAATGGTTCGGAGTGGCCCAACGCCGTCGCCGTGTGTTCGTTGTCGGATGTCTTGGAGACGGGGCAAGTGCCGCAAAGGTTCTATTTGAGTCAGAAGGCGTGCGCCGGAATCCTGCGCCGAGCCGAGAAGCGGGGCAAGGAGTTGCCACCGATGCTCAAGAAGGCGTTGGAATCAGTCCAACAATCACACAATGCAAGGGAAGTAGGGGAGGATGCAGCCACGAAGCCTTGATGGAAATCGAGGCGGTTCACGAAGCCTCTGTTTTTAGGATGCAGGCTTTTGGTGAGTACTCCGGTGACGGAACAGCATCGGCTATGAAGGCTCGTGATTACAAGGATGCAACCGACTTGGTTGCCATACCCATCCACGACCAGGCCACCCGCAATGCCGGAAAGCGTGGGGACAAGCAGGACGGCAAGGGCAACGGCCTTGGCGTTGGCAAGCCGGGAGATCCTTGCCCGACCCTAACCAAGGGCGACAAGCACGCCGTCCTCTACGAAAACCATCCAAACGACAGCCGTGTGACCGGACCGCACGAAGTTGCTCCTAGTTGTGTTTCAAGGTTTGGAACCGGCGGTGGCAATGTGCCGTTGGTGCAGGAGGCTATTGCCTTTGAACCTGGCATCGCAACTAGGGAGGGAAGTGAAAGCAGATTTGTTAAAGAGCTATCACCCACGTTGCGGAAGGACATGGGGGACAACCAAGTGGCGGTGGCCGTGGACACATACAACCAAGCCATCCAAGACAAGGCCGTACCAATCCGCTCAACCGCCTCGGATGTATGTCACACCGGCGGGGTGATCAATCCCAAGGACAAGATGGCCGTCCGCAGACTAACCCCGAAGGAATGTGAAAGGCTCCAAGGCTTCCCAGATGACCACACGCTGATCCCCTGGAGAAACAAACCAGCCGATCAATGCCCCGATGGTCCGAGGTACAAAGCCTTGGGCAACTCAATGGCCGTGCCGTGCATGCGGTGGATCGGGGAAAGGATAGACAAATGTCAAAACGCAAAATAGTATTGCCGTGGATTCCAGACAAGGGATGCGTCAAGGTTGTCGGTTTCGACGACTGCATCATCGGACTTGCCGAGATGTACGGCGTTCAGGACAGGCTTGCATACGACATGGATCTTATACTTAGGAAGCTGATGAAGGAGATGAATATGAATCGTCTCGATGCGGAGGATTATTTCTACTACAACATATTTTGTTTTGTTGACGAAACCAATCCTGTCTTCATAACAAGGTCGGAGATCATAAAGGAGAAGAAGAAATGAAACTATGGAAGAATCAAACCAACGCCATCCACAAGGTAGATGACCAGATGCTTTTCCCGCGCAACACCTACATGTTGCCCGACGAGCTTACCGGTCCGATGTGGGAGGATGCCGTGCCGTGTCCGCACAAGATCAAGCCGTACTATCCCGGCCGTGCGACAGGAGGGGCGACGGCGGTGTACCGAGCCGGAGCCATCGGGGATGCAATCATCACGACCGCCTTCGTGCATTACCTAGTCAACGAATCCGGCGGTTGCGTGGATGTGTACGCACCGGCTAGGAACCTTCCGCTCTACGCCGGACTAGGAGCCAAGCTGTTCCCACTCCCGCCCACGCTGGAGGCTTGGGAGTCCTATGACGCTCACCTACCCACGGACGATCTGTTCAGCGGTCAGGTTGGCAATACCAAGCTGGGTACTGGTCCAGGCAACTGCTACGACCGGATCTACACTTGGATGAACGCCGGAGATGTTGATCCCAAGTACAAGCGTCCGCACCTGTACCTGATCGAGCCGGATCACAAGGAGCTTATGGAGATGGGCAAGTGGCCGATCAAGGGCGACTACTTTGCCTACCATGTATCAAGTTCTGGGCCGACCCGCACCTACCCGCCCAAGCAGGGGCAGGAGGCGGTGCTGGCGTTGCTGGAAGCGTTCCCCAACCACAAGGCCGTCATTATCGGGCTGGACAATAGCAATAACTTCAAGGTAGACCATCCACGCGTGATCGACCTATTCAACACGACCAAGCAGTTCCGCTCGCTGTTCCCGATTGTCAGCGGAGCAGACTTCGTGGTTGCACCGGACAGCAGCGTAAACCATGTGGCAGCCGCCTTCGACACGCCTTGTGTGTCGCTTTGGGGGAGCTACGACCCGGAAGATCGGATGACCTATTACCCCAAGAACATCTCGGTCTTCAAGCCGGACACCTGTCCGCACGCTCCGTGCCGCCCTCATGCGGGTTTACCGCAGGCCAAGTGCAAGGATGCGACCAACAAGACCAAGGGTACGCAATACTGGTGCAATTCCCTTCGCAACATCACCGCTGGGGATATCGTCGAGGCGGCGAAGAAAGCGATGGAACTTGAAGGATAATTTAATGCCGGAAGTGGTACGCAGGGAGATCCTGCGGCGGGTTAACGAGCGACGGTTCACGCTCCCCCTGATGGACGCATCACTGGGTTGTTCACCCCTTGAATCATCCGGCATGAATTTCTAATATGAACGAGAACCAGCGCAAAGCCGAAGCCATCGTGGGTCAGGTGGATTGGCAGTCCGAGAATCACGGGCTGTGCCATTGCCCGGGAGAGGCCACACATACAAGCCATACCAGGCTGCGCGATACCACGGTGTTCGTGGACGGCGTGCCGACGATCTTCTGCTGGCATACCTCCTGCATGGCGTACCGCGACGAAGCCAACCGCAGACTGCGCCGGGCGATCCTGAACGACGGCTTTGGCAGACCGATCCAGCAATCAGATAATCCAGTGAAACTGGTGATCGAGAAAGATCCCGAGAGCGAGATAATTGATCGAATCAAGACGATTGCCGAATCGAACAAGAGCCGGTATCTGACCCACTACAATTGGGATCCGGCGGATATGTACGAGGAGAGTCCGGTCAAGCTGGACGACCCGGCGGACGACTATCACCGCTTCCTGACATTGTGGCAACCCAGCGACCTGATCTGGATCGGGGACGTTAAGGACAGCGGAAGGCATCCGCAGAACTTTCGCAGGGCGGACGAGTGGATGGGCTTGCCATCGCCGGTGGGCAACTTTACGACCGGCGCGGTGTTTGTGCCGGGATGCGTCAGCCGTTCCAACGAGAATGTGGATGCCAGGGTTTACCTGGTCGTCGAGTCCGACACGCTGACCAAGCCACAGATGGGCGCGGTGTTCCAGCTTATGCGGGATTTGTTCAGGATGAAGATGTATGCGGTGGTTGACACCGGTGGCAAGAGCCTTCACGGGTGGTTTGAGAACCCGCCAAAGAAGGAATGGACTGAGCAATTAAAGGCTTTCCTTGTGCCGCTGGGGTGCGATCCTGCAACATTCAAGCCAAGCCAGCCGGTAAGGATTCCGGGGGCAAAAAGAAACGACACAACCTACCAGAGT